CGATCAGCAGCTCGCCCAACTCAACGAGCAGCGCACGTACCTCCGCGGCGCGGACGAAGATTTGGACTACGTCATCAACATTTGGGGCGGCGCCAAGGGCGACCTGCACAACTGATGCTGGCGGCAACCATCGAAAGGGGACCAACCGATGGCTAACTTTGGCATCGCCAATTCCACCGCGATCGGCGGTGGCAACGTGCAGCAGGCCGTTGCGTCGACCTACAAGACGCTGATAGCGCTCGGCAACTCATCCGCCACGAGCGCCACCAACGGTGCCGGCTATTACCAGCGCGGCAAGATGTACGACATCCTGGTCGGCACCAACGGCACGCCGGCCGACAACTACATGGAATGGGACGTCGCGCGCATCACGCTCGGCACCACCCCCTCAGGCATTGTCAACACGCTGGTCAGTTCGCTGTCGAGCAACTTCTGCCTCGATCCGGGCGACAACACCGGCTTCACCTGGGCCGCCACCATCAACAGCACGGCCGAGGTCGGCATCACGGCGGTCACCGAGCTCTGGTACGTCGGCGTCAACCAGCGCGCCTCCTATCGCTGGGTCGCGGCGCCCGGGTCCGAACTAGTGTTCCCGGCGGTCTCCTCGGCGACGGCCGGCAACGGTCTGGCGCTGCGCACGCGGTCCGGCGGCTACACCAGCACCGCCACCGGGACCGTCATGCTGAGCGACTGATGCGCAGTCCGCACGGCTATGCCGTTCTGACCAGCCCGGAGGCAGTGACGGTCAACTTCGACCGTCTGCGCTGCGAGACTCTGCCGAGTGGTGTTCACGAGGTCGACACGTTCGGCTGTGGGCATTGCGGTCGCGTGGTCCATGTCAAGCCACGGCAACGGCCCGAAGATCTCGGCGGCCTGTGCCGCCAGTGCATGAAGCCGATCTGCCCGGGGTGCATTCCGTCCGGCCGGTGCGACCCGCTGGAGAAGAAGCTGGAGGCCATGGAGAAGCGCGACATGGCGTTGCGTTCTTACGGGCTTTGAGGATGTCTGGCCGTGATCATTCTGCCGGAGCGCGACGCACCCCGCGGTAGGATTCTCCTGCCGGTTCGGCCGTCCGCCTGGATGGCCCCTTCACAGCGTTCCGGCCTGAACCAGACCGAAAACCAGACGCGCTGGCGGCTCACGGCGCGGCTCTCCGATGGACACCTCGCTTGGCGCCGCTGGTTTGACGACCGCGAAGAAGCCGACGCTGCGCTTTTGCATGTGCTCGGGCTGCCGTTCGAAGGGCTGACGTACGATTTCGCCAGCGTCACCTTCCTGACCAGCACATCCGCGTCAAATCAATCCTGGACGGCGCCGTCGGACTGGAGCGACTCGAACACGGTCGAGATCATCGGCGGTGGTGGAAGCACGCCTACGCCTGGGGCGGCCGCGAACGGGGCGTCTGGCGGCGGCGGCGGGGAGTATCGCAAGAGCGTCAACCTGACCGGCATCGCCCAAGGGGCCAGCGTCGCGTACCGGCTCGAGGCGGCGGCAACGCCGAGCGCCACTGCGGGCAAGGATGCGTGGTTCAACTCGGCAGCCTTCCCGGCAGCGGGACAGGCTTGCGGCGCGCGCGGCGGCGGCGGCGGCGTGGTCAATGGTGCCGGCGGCACCGGCGGCAGCGGCGGCTACAGCGTCGGTACGGGGAATTTCGGAAACAACGGCGGCTCTGGCACCACCACCGCGACCAACCGCGGCGGCGGTGGCGGCGGCGGCGCGGGCGGTCCCAACTCCGCAGGCGGAAATGGCGGCTCGCCGACGGGCAGTGTCGTTGCGGAAGGCGGCGGTGGTGGCGGTGGTGCCGGCGGCGGCGGCGCCGGCACCGCGCAAGCGGGTGGCAGTCCGGCGAGCTCGACCACGGGCGGCGATGGCGGTCAGAACGCGGGCGGCACCGGCACGGGCGGTTCCGGCGGCACGGTAGGCATCGGCGGCACGTCCGGCGGCAATGGTCGCGGCGGCGGTGGTGGTGGCGCGGCCGCAAACGGTGGCCAAGGCGGCGCTGGGACCGATTGGGATGCATCGCACGGCGCCGGCGGTGGTGGCGGTGGTGGTGGCACAAACTCCGGCGCGGACGGCCAAGGAGCGACCGCGGGGAATTACGGCGGCGCCGGCGGCGGCGGCGCGTCAGGTGTCGGGGGCGCGACCAGCGGCAACGCGGCGCAAGGGATCATCGTCGTCACCTACAACCCACTGATCATTCCAGGGGTGGTGACGTCGACCCACGGCATCCGCAGTCTTCAGGTCAGGATGGTGGGGTACTGATGGATCGCCTTCACACCATCCAGTATCCGGTGCAGGTAGAGCCGGTCTTTACCGGAGCCGAGACGGTTTCGATCGACAAATGGCTTGAGCCGCTTGCTGAGCCAGTTCGCTTCCGACGCATCAAGACTGCGGCGATGGCGCCATCCCTAGCGTGGGGCTGGACGCAGTTCGTCGAGACCACGTTGCCGTCAAAGTGGTTCGCGCCGCTGTCGGAGCCCAAACGGTTCAACACGCGACTTCGGCCAGCATTGCAGCAGTTTTATATCGCCGATCCGCTCGCGCAGGTCGGCATCGACAAGCTGATGTCGCGGTGGTTCGAGCCGTTTTCGGAGCCGAAGCGTTTCAAAAAGCGGATCGAGCCGAGCGAGCAGCGCTTCTTCGAAATGCCGCCGCGTGTCATTCCGACCCCGAGCGTCTTCGCCGTGCTCGACGCCTTCGAAATCAACGGCGACGAGTTCCTGGGCGCGGTGAACGTCTACGAGTCGAGCGGCACGACCACCGCTGGGACCGGCGCGCGAGTGTCCATCGTAGAGGTTCGTGTTGGCGGCGATCCTGTGAGCATCCGGGAGCACTGATGACGACCGTTTACAATTCCGGACCGATCAACATCGAGCAGGGCAATAGCGCGAGCTTTGCCGTGGAGTTTCTGGACTCCTCGGGGAACATCACGGTGCCGTCGTCCGGCACGCTGACGATCACCTACACCAACACGTCGAACACGACGCAGACCGACACGGTCAGCCTCACCAACAACAATTCGTTCTTCACCGGAACATGGTCGTCCACGTCTGCGGCGCTCGGCACGGCGACGTGGATCGCGACCATGGCGGGCAGCGCGGATACGCAGGCGACTGGGCAAATCCGCGTGATCGAGAGGCAGGCCACATGACGCTGTTCCCGACGACGCAATCGTACAGCGGCTCCTACAACTTCGCGCCATCCGGCGGCGAGATAGTGCTAGCCGCGTTTCAGCGCATCCAGGTGCGGCCGACCGAGCTGACGCCGGCGCATCTGCAGCAAGCGACCATGGAGTTGAACCTGCTGCAGGCGCGCATCGCAAACTTGCAACCGAACCTTTGGACGGTGGATTTGCAGAGCCTGCCGTTGGTGCAGGGCCAAGCGACGTACTCGGTCCCGGCCGAAACCGCGATGATCACCGACGCGTACATCCGCACGGGCTCCGGCACGGCGACCAATGACCGCATGATCTTCGCGATCAGCCGCACCGAATATGCGGCGATCCCGAACAAGACCACGCAGCAATTTCCGAACCAGTTCTGGTTCGATCGGCTCATCTCGCCGACCCTCACGTTCTATCCGACGCCGGACGGGAACGGTCCGTACACCTGCTACTACTACCGCGTCAGGTTGCTGCAAGACGCCAAGATGCCGAATGGCCTGAACATCGAGGTGCCGGCGCTGTGGCTCGACGCCATCGTCGCGGGGCTCGCACATCGGCTCGCGCGCATCTACGCCCCGACGCTCGAAGACAAGCGCAAGATGGATGCCGACGAGGCGTGGCGCATCGCTGCGACCCAGGACACCGAGAACGTCGCGCTCTACATAAGTCCAGGCCTATCGGGGTATTTCCGATCATGAGGCCGCATGGACATGCCAGGGTCAGTCGCACCAATCCGCAGGCATGGGCGGTCTGCGATCGCTGCTACGAGCTTTACAACCACGCGCAACTGCGCTTCCAGTACCAGTGGCAAGGTCCGCGGCTGCAGAACATTCGCCTGCTCGTCTGCCCGACGTGCTATGACCAGCCGCAGGAGCAGCTTCGCACGATTGTGCTGCCGTCGGACCCTGTGCCGATCCAGAACGCACGCCCGGAGTTCCCGGTGCATGACGACAATCCGCGCTCAGGCACCGGCGTGACCGGCAACTTCCTGCTGCCGCAGTATGGTGCGTTCATTGGCAACCTGACCAACAACGGAGGCCTCCCGTCGGCCTTCGACGCCAACCTGAACAAGCCGTCTTGGCTGTCGGCTGGAAATGCGATCTCCAATTCGAGCTATCAGAACTACATCGGCGTGAACTGGGCCGGCCGGGTCGACAACTTGGCGATGCCGTCGAGTCTGATGCCGCCCGTGCTGCGCTATTCGGTGACGAGCTTCACCGCTGTTGCGCCGAATGACCGGTCGTTCCTCGGCACGACCGCCACGAGCTACGTGGTGCAGGGGTCGCCAACGAACACGTCTCTCTACGGTGCATGGACGACGATTTCGAGCGGCGCCACGGCGGGCACGCCAGGCGAGACGATCAGCGGCGACTGCGCCGGCGCGCTCTACCAGTTTCACCGCATCGCTTTCCAAGGCGACGGGGTCAATCCGGTCACCGTTGCTCAGCTGCAATTTAACGTCGCGCAGATCGGTGAAATCGCAACCGCGGGGTCTTCGTGATGGCTCTCAACTACACCACGTACGTCCAGCAAATCTCGAACCTGATGGTCATCGCGTCGTCGGACGCGAATTTCCAGATCATGTTGCCGGGCATGATCGACTACGCCGAACAGCGCATCTATCGAGAAGCAGACCTGCTTTACACACAGACCACGGATGCCAGCACGCAGGTGTCCAGCGGGAATCGAAACTTCAATCTTCCGACCAGCGTCGGAACATTCATCACGGCCGACAACATCAACATCATCACGCCGGCCGGCACGGCAGCATCGGCCGGGACCCGCGTTCCGCTGATTGCTGTGGACCGGTCGTGGATCGACCTCGTTTATCCCTCGGGCCAAAGCGCAACCGGAACGCCTTCGTACTATGCCATGGCGTCGAACACGCAGGTCATTCTCGGCCCGTCGCCGGATGCTCCGTATTTCGCCGAGGTCATCGGAATCCAGCGCCCTGCGTCCCTGTCTGCGTCAAACTCGTCGACCATCCTGACGCAGTATGTGCCGGACCTCTTCATCGCGGCATCCATGGTGTTTGGGACCGGCTATCAGCGCGACTTCGGCGCGCAGGCCGACAATCCTGCTCAGGGGCAGTCGTGGGAGAACCAATATCAAATTCTGTTCAAGTCGGCCGCAGTCGAGCAGGCCAGGGCGAAGTTCGAGTCCGAAGGCTGGACCTCTGCTTCTCCGTCGCCAGTTGCGACGCCGCCGAGGGTGTAAGAATGCCGACAGGCACCGTCATTCTGCGGCCAGGCGTCAACACTCAGCGCACCAAAGCGCTGAACGAAGCCGGCGTGTCGGTTTCAAATTTGATCCGCTACAAAGACGGCCTCATCCAGAAGATTGGCGGCTGGGATTCCTACTATCCGCTGACGATCACCTCGACGATCCGCGCCATTCATGCTTGGCAGGGTGCGACTGGAACGCAGTACGTCGCGGTCGGCGCCACTGGGCAGCTCGGCATCATCACGGCCGGCTCGCTCTCGGATGTGACCCCGCAGACCCGGACCAGCGATTTCACTCCGGACTTTTCGATATCGTCCGGCAGCAATGTCGTGACCGTGGTTGACCCAGGCAGCAGCCTGTCCACGTTCGATGTGGCCTACTTCAACACGCAATTGGCCGTCGGCGGAACGCTGATCCAGGGACCCTATCAGGTCAACACGGTCGGCGGCTCCAGCTCCTACACCATCCTGTCGTCGGGCGATTCCTCGTCCACGGTTGTGAGCAGCGGCATTCTTCCGATCTTCACCACGACCGCGAATAGCGGCTCGATCGAGGTCGAACTGCCGAACAACAACTATCCCGCCATCAACGGCCTGTTCGAGCCGTATATCGCGCCGACGAACGTTGGCGGACTCACGGTCCAGGGCCGCTATCAAACCCGGACCATCATAGATTCCACCGCCTACACGATCGTTGCGCCGGCTCAAGCCACTTCGAACGATACGCAGACCATGAACGGCGGCCAGGCGGAGGTGGTGTACTACATCACCCTTGGTCCGCCATCCGGCGGATCGGGCTACGGCATCGGCGGCTACGGGCTCGGCGGCTACGGCATGGGGTCGCCGACGATCGGTGGCGAGGGCACGCCGATCACGGCGACCGATTGGACCATGGACAACTGGGGCGAGGTGCTCCTTGCGTGTCCGGAAGACGGACCGATTTACGCATGGGCGCCTGACAGCGGATTTTCCACGGCGGCCGTCGTCGCCACCGCGCCGTTCTTCAACGGCGGCATATTCATTTCGATGCCTCAGCAAATCCTGGTGTGCTGGCGTTCGACGCAGTCGACCGGCGTGCAGGATCCGCTCGAAGTGCGCTGGTCAGATGCCGGCGATTACACGAATTTCGCGGTGACGAGCCAGACCGCTGCTGGCAGTTTCCACATTCCGACCGGTTCGATCATCATGGGCGGGTTGCAGGCGCCGAGCTATGGCGTGATCTGGACCGACGTCGACGTTTGGCTGATGCAATACGTCGGCGGCGACGTGATTTTCAACTTCACGCGCGTCGGCAATGGCTGTGGTCTTATCGGCAAACACGCGGCGGGGAAGATCGGCGGCGACGTCTATTGGTGCGGTCTGAACAACTTTTTCCGTCTGTCTGGCGGCGAAGTCACTCCCATTCCGTGCACGGTCTGGGACTTCATCTTCCAGAACCTGGACACCACCAACCAGGGAAAGATTTGCTGCGCGCCCAATAGCACGTTCAACGAAATCACATGGTACTTCCCGTCGATGAACGGCAACGGGGAGAACGACTCCTACGTCAAGCTGAACATCAGCGAGGGCGAGTGGGATTACGGTGTTCTCGGACGAAATGCCTGGATTGATGTGACCGCGCTTGGCAACCCGATCGGGGCCGACACGGTCAACATTTATCAGCACGAGGAGGGCTACAACAACGTCACGTCGCCAATTACCGCCTCTTTTGAGAGCGGCTATTGGTCGATCGCGCAAGGCAATGAGTTGGCCATCGTCGACTGGTTCCTTCCGGACATGAAGTTCGGGACCTACAGCGGCGCACAGACGGCCTCGATCCAGATCACCTTCAAAGCCGTGGACTACATGGGCGACACGCCGCGAAGCTACGGCCCGTATACGTTCACCCAGGCGACCCAGTTCCTCAATCCTCGACTGAGGGGACGATTCATGGCAATACTCATTCAGAGTAATGATGTCGGGTCTTTCTGGCGTATCGGTGGGGCGAAATATCGCTGGGCCCCAGCAGGAAGACGCTGATGGCCGGGACCCTTACTCAAATCCTGTCGGCAATGCAGAACGGCGTTCAGGCCATCAATGGCCTGAGCACCAAGCTCGGGAATATCTTCCCGCAGGCCACCGCGACCTCCACGTCAGCCCCGACGGCCGGCGCCATTACATTCGACTCGTCGCAGCCCGCAATCTTCATCTCGGTGCAAACGAGTTCCGGCGGTATTTACAAGATTCCAGGGTATAGCTGATGGCCAGCCCGACCCCCAATAAAGGCATGACCTACCCGCCGCACGGTGGTGCGGTGAATGCGTGGGACTCGCCTCTCAATCAGAACTTTGACCAGCTCGATCAGAATCTGGGCGGCTTCTACGCCATCACGCTCGGCACCTCGATTGCCGCGGTGACCTATGGCTCGACCGGAACGACCGCCCCGAGCTCGGTGGCGGCGCTCACGCTGCCGTCGAGCATCGCCCAGAACGTCAATTACAGCCTCACCGGAACGCTGACGCAAAACCTGACGCTTTCGTTCCCAGCGGTCGGAAGCTTCTACGAACTTGCCAACAACTCGTCTGGATCGTTCACGTTCACCGTCAACACGGTTGCGGTGGGATCGTCGGGCGCCGTCGTGGCGCAAGGCAATCGCATGTTCGCGTTCTCGGACGGCACGAACATGACGCAGGCCGACACCAGCGCTGTCGCGAAGCTCTACTCGTATCTCGGCAATCCGAACGGCAACGTTGCCGGCAATGCCGCGACCTCGAACGGCGCGCTCACGGATGTGGTGTGGGATGCGACCAATGGTCAGCTCTATGCATGCACGCTGACCGGCGGATCGACGAGCGCGATTTTCACCGTGGCCGCCCCGTCTCTCCCGACGCCGCAGATGTATCTCACGCCAACGACCGGAGTGCCCGTCATCGCTTCGGACGTGACGAGCAACACGGTTTTCTTGACTGCGCTGCAGGGCGGCTGGATGACGTTGGCGAGCAGCGGCGGCACGCTGCTCTACGCCACCCAGATCACGACCGACCTATCGCTATCCATTTCGGCGGTTCTCGGCGGGAACATTTACGACGTCTTCCTGACCACGCTTTCCAGTGTCGGGACGTTCCTCGGTTATGGGCCGAGCTGGACGGCCGGCACCACGCCCGGGTCTGTGACGCCTGGAGCCTGCGCCCGCGGCAGTGGTGCGAACTCGACCGCTCTGTCTCGCACGCGCGGGGTCCTGACCAACACCGTGTCCATGACGCTCACAAACGGCAGCACCAATTTCAACAACATCGCGGTTGGTGCCGCGGTGTATGTCGGCAGCATTGCGCCGCTGTCCAACGGCACCGTGACGTGCCATAGGAGCTACGGACAGAACCGCCGCTGGGACATCTCGAATCCGCTCAATCCTGTGCCGGTCATGCTGAAGGGCGGCGACCCATCGGTCGGGCCATGGGTTTACGGCAATCCCGCGTGGCGTCCGTCGCACGGCAGCTCGGCCAACACGATCACGACGTTCTGCGGCCTCGCGCAGGAAGAAATCAGCTTGTCGCTCGATCAATTGCTGAACCCAGTCAGCGGCACCGGCCAGGTCGGGATCGGCGTCAACAGCAGCAATGTGACGAGCGGCATGATCGCGGGCACGCCGTCTTGGTCGAACGTCGGCGCGTTCACCGCTCATGCTTCATACATAGCGGCACCGACGCTTGGTCTGAACGCCTTCACTGCGCTTGAGTCCGGCAACAATTTCTATGGCACCGAACTCAATCAGGTGCTTGCCGCAAAGTGGAGAGCCTGATGCCTCTCATCAAATCCGGAACTGCACGGGCGAAAGCGAACAACATCCGCGAGATGATTGCGGCAGGCCATCCGCGAGACCAAGCGATCGCGGCGGCGCTCAGTACGGCGCGGCGGTACGGGCGCAAGCGTGCGGAGGGTGGACGAGCCACGTTCGACGAACGCTTTTACGGCGAGCCGCCTGCGCCTCGTCCTCGGTTTGACGCTACGCCCGATCGGTGGCCAAGTCCAAAGGTTCCGGTTCGGCATCGTCAAGTCATGTTAGCCGCGGACGGTGGCGCTGCCGCTCCTTGGTTCACCCGTCGCCAAGCCAACGACGTCAACCACGTCGGAATGCTGCGCTCGCCAGTCCCAGGCCGCACCGACCGGCTGCCGATCAGCGTGGGCGCTGGTGGCTACGTGCTGCCGGCCGACATCGTTTCCGCGCTCGGCCAAGGCAATTCGGAATCCGGCGCCAACGTCCTCGGCCAGATGTTCAACCAGGGCCCATACGGCACCAAGCAGGTTCGCCTCGGCGCCCGCAAGCCGCACATCCCGAAGGCTCCGAAGATGTCCCGCAGCTTCCGCGGATCGATGCGCGCAGACGGCGGCGAAACTGGCGGCGTGCCGGTGATCGCGGCCGGCGGCGAGTACGTGCTGAACCCGGAACAGGTGATGGGCATCGGCGGCGGCGACATGGATCGTGGTCACCGCATTCTCGACTCGTTCGTCGAACAGGTCCGCCAGCAGCACATCAAGACGCTGAAGGGGCTTCCGGGCCCCGTGAAGGAGTGAAGATGCTCAATCGAACGCTCGCGCCGAGCAACGTTCGCATCGCAGGTCCCGACGACCACCAGGAAATCTGGCGGCTGTTCTTGGCCGGCCACTCGGAGAACGGAATTTTCACGCTCGCGCCGGACAAGGTCGAGTGGTTTATCCAGCGCGCGCTGCGCCCCGATCTCATTCCGGTTGGCGACACCGGTGTCCGCGGGCTCATCGCCGTCATCGGGCCCGTCGGCCGACTGGAAGGCCTCTGCTTCATCACCATCGGTGAGTTCTGGTACACGCGCGATCGGCACATCGAGGAGTTCATCGTCTACGTCGACCCGGATTGCAGGAAATCCGGTCATGCGAGGGCGCTGATCGAATGGATGAAGTCGCAGGTCGAGGCGGTGAAGTTGCCTCTGTTCACCGGCATCATCTCGAACGAGCGCACCGAGGCCAAGTGCCGCCTGTACGGCCGGATGCTCCCGAAGGCTGGCGAGTTCTTCTTCGTGATGCCGTCGAGTGCTTCCGCCATTCCGGCTGCGGGAGCGCGCGCCGCGTAGGAATGCACCATGGGCTCCAAGGGCAGCAACAAGGTCGAGACCTCCCAGACGCAAACCTACACGCCAAACCCGGCTGTGGGGCAGGCTGGGACGCAGGCCGTCAACATGGCGACGGCGGCCGCGAACCAGCCGTTCCAGCAGCCGATTGCGCCAGTCGCTGGCCTGACCCCGGATCAGTTGGCCGCCTTCCAGACGGTACGCAACGCGCAGGGGATCGCGAACCCGTATTTCACGAGCGCGGCCAACTACGCGAACGCCAGCGCCGCGCCGATCACGGAAGCCGACATCCAGAACTACTACAACCCGTACGCCAAGAGCATATTCGACAATCTGGCCGAGACGTTCGGGCAGCAGAATCGCAACGTCACGGGACAACTCACCCAGGCTGCTGGCGGCGTCGGTGCGGACCGGATCGCCGTCGGTCAGTCCGAGCTCGCGCGGCAGCAGGGCCTCACGGCCGGCCAGACCGCGGCGAGCATCTACCAGAGTGCGCTCGCGGCGGCGCAGAACGAGAAACAGCGTCAGGCACAGGGTGCCTTCGCGCTCGGCTCGCTTGGGCCAGCGGCGCAGGCAGCGCAGCTCCAGGGGGCTGGCGCGCAGCTCAACGTCGGTGGCCTTCAGCAGCAGCAGAGCCAAGCCGAACTCAACGCCCCCTATCAGAACACGCTCGCTCGGTTGGCCTACCCGTTCCAGACCGCGCAGTATCTCGCTGGCGTCACCGGTGGCGTCGCTCCGGCGCTCGGCGGCACGACCGCCGGCCAGAGCACGCAGGTGTCGACTCCGGCTCAGCCGAGCGCGCTCAGTCAGATTCTTGGCGCTGGGCTCGGTATCGCTGGCACCGTCATGGGCGGACCGCTCGGCGGCTCCATCGGAAGCGGCCTTGGCAGCCTGATTGGAGGCGGGGGCGGGAAGGGCTCCGGCACCGCCGGGTTCGGCGGCACGTCGCCGATGAGCATGTCCGGGGGCTACAGCTCGGCCCTGAATGCTCCGAGCTATCCAAATCCGTACGGTGGCTCCTGGTACGGCAACCGCGGCGGCCGCGTGCCGCGCGATGCCGGCGGTGCCGTGGACGATGTTGTGCCGACCATCGAGATGAAGCCCGGGCCATATCCGCAGCCGATGCAGATGGCTGCGCCGGGCGGTGGCGGCGGTGGCGCGTCTGGGGGCTCAGGCGGCTCGGACCTGAGCAATATCGCCTCTGCGGCCATGAAGATCCTGCCGATGCTGCTCGCACAGAAGGGCGGCCGCATCCTCCGACATGCGTCTGGCGGTGCCGTGAACCCGTTCAGCATCGGTCAGGGCTTTGCCGATGGCGGCGCGCCGGATCCGGGCTCACCAAGCGCTTTCATCAATGATCGGTTCATGGATATCCCGCAGGCGCCAGCGGCGAACGCCTCGCCGTTCCCGGTGCTGAACGGAGACGCTATCGGTCCGGGCAAGCCGATGGCGTGGGACGCTACGCCCGTGGCAGCGCCCCGCGGCGTGGTTCCGCCTGCGCCGCCTGCGGCCGCGCCATCGCGCACATTCGGTCGGCAGCCGTTCGCCGTGCAGCAGCCCATGCAACCGAACCCGCAAGATGATGGGACGGATGCGGTCGAGGAGGCTCCTGCGGCTGATCGAGCCGCTACGCCGCCGCGATCGCCGTGGGAGGCGCTGGCGGCCGCTGGTTTCGGCATGATGGCGGGCACATCGCCGTTCGCGGGGGTCAACATCGGGAAGGGCGCGCTTGAGGGGCTGAAGGTGCTCGAGCAGCAGCGCCAGCACGGCGCCCAGGATCGCCGCGTGGACCTTGAGGCCAAGCGGCTGATGCAGCAGGCCGACCAGTTCATGAAGAGCCATGGCCTGCGCGAGCGCCAGTTGCAGGAAAGCATCAGGCAGCACGACATCACGCAGATGCAGCCGGTGAAGATCGGCACCGACGAGCTCGGCCGCGATGTCTACGCGCGCAAGGATCAGGCCACGGGCCAGTATATCCGCATTGACCCGAAGACCGGGCAGCAGTGGCAAGAGCCGGAGGTCACGCCCAAGGTGGAAGGCGCGCCAGCGGCTGCGCCAGCTGCGGTCCAGACCGCCGCGGCACCGGTTCCAGAAGAAGCGGCGCTACCGCCGGGCGCCAAGCCGGTGGCTGGCGACGCTCCTGCGGGGGTTCGTCAGGACTTTCTCGACAAGCTCCCGCCAGAGAGCGCGAATCTCGTGAAGGGCATTTCGGAAGGTCGTATTCCGGTCACGGCCATTCCGCAGAAGCAGCGGCAGGCAGTTCTGAATCTCGTCACTCAGTACGATCCGTCGTTCGACGCCGTGAACTACAATGCTCGCGCGAGAACGCGCGCCAATTTCGCGAGCACCGGCGTTGAGGGCCGCAACATCACGGCGCTGAACACGGTGCTCGGCCACATCAACACGCTGGACAAGAAAGGCGCGGCTCTCGACAACTGGAAGACTGACGATTGGGGTCCGGCCACCAAGACCTTTAATGAAGCGCGGAAGTGGGTGCTGGAGCACAAGCAAGACCCACGCGTGAAAGAATTCGATGCCGCAGCCGATGCCGTGTCCAACGAATTGGAAAAGGCGTTCCGCGGCAGCCAGACGGCCATCAGCGGCATCAAGTCGTGGCGCGCCCTGATGCACGCCGGCATGTCGCCGGAGGAGATGCGCGAGACGAACAAGACGCTGGCGCAGCTGCTTGGTTCGCGCATCGAGGCGATGGGCAAAGCCTACAACTCCGGCATGGGCACGACGAAAGACCCCATGACGTTCCTATCGCCTGAGGCGCAGCAGACGTTTGACCGGCTGATGACTGGCAAGAAGACGGGCGGAGAGCGGCCCAAGCCGACGCAAGCCGATATCGACTATGCTCGGGCTCACCCGGAGGTCCGCGGCAAGTTCATCCAGCGCTTCGGCGTGGAGCCGTAAATGGCAAACGACACTCCGGATTGGGCACAGGCCGACGCGCCGGGATGGGCGATCGACAACCCGTTTGCGGGGGTGCCGAAGGCGCGACCCGACAAGCCGGCCCTTGCGCCGGAAGGAGCGGTCGCCGACATCGCCAAATCCGGTGGCATCGGTCTGGCCCATGGCCCTATCGATGCAATTGGCCTTCCGGGCGACATTGAGCGCATCGCCCGTGGCCCGTTGCCCCCGCCAAGCATGACGCCGAACGCGGCCGGCAAACTGCCGAACGCCGAGTATCTTCTGCCTGGCTCCGCGGAGTTGCAAAGGGCTATCGAAGGCTACACTGGCAAGTTCTACGAGCCGCAGAGCCAAGCCGGCGAGGTGGCGCGCGGCACAACGCGCGCGGTCACGAATCCGGTGAGCTACATTGGACCGGGGGGCATAGCCGGGAAGGCCACGACCGCGGCGGCTTCCGGTGGCATGTCCGAGTTGTTCGGGCAGCTTCTGCGCGGCGAATCCAGCGAGGGATATGGCCGGATCATGGGGGCGGTGCTCGGCGCCCTGACGCCCCGCGGGCTGGCCCGTACCGCCGCGCCTCTCCCGATCACGCCGGAGCGCCAAGCGCTCGTGGATACGCTGACGCAGGAGGGCGTCAACCCGACAGCCGGTCAGGTCACGGGTCGCAAGGCGCTGCGCTATGCCGAGAGCCATCTGGGTGATCTGCCAGGCGCTGGCGGCCGAGCTACCGAGTCCGAGCGCCGTGTCGGTGAGGAGTTCAGCCGTGCCATGTTGCGGCGCATCGGTGAGAATGCGGACCGAGCCACGCCGGACGTGGTGGCCCGAGCTGGGACCCGCATCGGTCAGCAATTTGACCGATTGGCCGCGCGCAACGATGCACCGATCGACCGCCAGTATTTCATGGACCTGAACACGGCCGCGCGGGACTACGACTATTTGTTCCAGGACCCCCTGCGAAAGCCGATGGTCGAGAACATCATCCAGCACGCCTATAACCAGTTCGCCAACAATCCGGTGATGTCCGGCGAACAGTACAAAGCGCTGCGGTCCCGGATCGAACGCATGCGCCGCGGACAGGCCAAGGACCCCGAGTTGTCGATGTTCCTCGCCGATGTCAGAAACTCCATGGACGACCTGATGGAGAGGTCGATCGCGGCCCGCAATCCGGCTGACGCTGGCGCATGGCGCGAGGTGCGAAACCAATACCGAAATCTGTTGCCGATCGAGCGCGTGGCGGCCGGCGGCGGAGAGGCCGCAGCCGAAGGAGCCTTGAGCCCGGCCCGGATGCGTCAGGCGATCACCAGCAGCGCTTCCGACCGGCGTGGGTATGCCCGCGGCCGCGGGGACTACGCGGAGCCTGTGCGCGCCGGGAATGCCATCCTGACGCCGCTCCCGCAGTCCGGCACGGCGCCGCGCGCCGCGACCCACCTCATGACCATGCCGGTCGGCGCTGCGCTCGGGGCCGCCGGAACCGAGGGGGATTTTACGGACCGGCTGAAGGGAGCCGCGGCCGGTGCGATCGCGCCTGCGCTGGTCGGGCGCACCATCATGTCCCGGCCGGCCCAAGCCTACCTTGCCTCTCAACAGGCATGGCAGCGTCCTGCCGTCGCGGCGCTGCGGGGGCTCCCTCCTCTGTCTCGCTGGACCCTCCCGCGCGCGCTGGGGCCCGCCGCCGCCCCGTACGCCGCCAACGCCTCCCCGTACGCGCTTCCTGACGAGGCGACTCCGTAGTACACGTCTAACGGGACACGCCGTCTCGATACGGCCGCGCTGGCCGACCTCCGCCGCAGCGCCTGCGGTTCAACCTTGGATGCCGTGAGCACGAGCTCGCGCGTCTGATCGTGGGACCGCGCGTGACCACACTTTCCGGACAATCCGTTCTCGTTACCGGGGCCACCGGCTCCTTCGGCAACGCCTTCGTCGCCCGCGCGCTGGCTGACGGCGTGGGCCGCATTGTCGTCTTCTCGCGTGACGAGCAGAAGCAGCACGCCATGGCGCAGGCTATGGCAGATGATCGGGTGCGCTTCTTCATTGGCGACGTGCGCGACCGCGATCGCCTGGAGATGGCAATGCGTGGCGTTGACATCGTCGTGCATGCGGCGGCGCTGAAGATCGTCCCGCTTCTGGAATACAACCCGTTCGAGGCCGTCCGAACGAACATCCTCGGTGCTCAGAACGTCATCGAGGCATCAATCCGCACCGGCGTCAAAAAGGTGGTGGCACTCTCCACCGACAAGGCCAGCGCGCCGGCAAACCTTTACGGTGCCACCAAACTCGTCAGCGAAAAGCTGTTCTGCGCTGCCAACGCCTACGCGGCTGGAAAGACGAAATTCGCGGTGGCGCGCTACGGCAACGTCACCGGGAGCCGCGGCAGCGTCGTCCCGGCTTGGCGTGCGCTGCTGGATCAAGGCGTGGAGCGTCTTCCCGTCACCAATCCGTTCTGCACGCGCTTCTGGCTCACGCTCGACGAAGCAGTCGACCTCGTCGTGTGGAGTTTCGACCAGGCCCACGGCGGCGAGATCGTCGTTCCCGAGATGCCGGCCTATCAGGTCAAAGACTTGGTCGAGGCCATGGGCGGCCGAATGCAGGTTTCCGCGCTCCGGCCCGGGGAAAAACTGCATGAGAGCATGGTCAGCGATGACGAGCGCGCTCAGTTCGGGCGTCGTGGTCCATATTGGGTCGCCGGCGCGGAAGGCGACCGCTTGGATGCTCCGCTGTGCAGCGACACCGCGCGGCGCATGAGCGTCGACGAGATCCGCCAACGCCTTGTCGCTCTCGGATTTGCGTCCGGCATGAAGCGGAGGGCGGTGTGAGGCTGATCTCCGCCGTATTGATGCTGCTCGTCTCCGCTCAGTGCGCGGCTGCGCTTCCGGTCTCCTGCGATGTTGTGCGCAAGAAAGCGCGCGGGCTCAGCACCGCACAGGTTGAGCAGCGTGCACGGGCTCTGGGCCTTTCGGAGAAGGAAGTTTCAGAGGTTTTAGCCTGCCTCAGGGAGAGGAAAACATGAAGCTCGGCTCGCATGGCCTCAAGCTCATCAAGAGCTTCGAGGGCTTCGTTCCGTATGTCTACGACGATCTCGTGCCGCCGGTGCGCGGCAAATATCGGGAATGGGACGGCGGCGCGGTCCGGGGCACCTTGACGATCGGCTACGGCCACACCGACGCGGCGCGCCATCCGATCAAATGCCATCTCGGAACGCAGGTGACTGAAGCCGAGGCGACGCAGATCCTCGACGTCGACCTTGGCGAATGCGTCGATGAGGTGAACCGCGCGGTCAAGGTCCGGGTGTCGCAAGGCCAGTTCGATGCGCTGGTGTCCTTCGCCTACAATTGCGGCGTCGGCAACCTCAAGAAGGTCACGGCGGTGCTCAACCGCGGCGACTATGCCGGCGCACGCGCGAAGCTGGGCGAGTTCATCCGGTCCAAAGGGCAGGTGCTCAACGGCCTGGTGCGGCGTCGGACCGCGGAGCAAGCGCTCTGGGATGACGACTACGTCGAGGCCGACAAAGCCGAGCCGCCGGCGGACAAGCCGGTGCTGACGCCCAAGGACGTGACGCCCGAGGAACCGCCGAAGCCGCTCGCGCAGAGCAAGACGTTCTGGGCCACCATTGTGACCGCCCTGGCGACGGTCTGGAGCGCGGTGCAGACGGCGCTGGAAACGGCGCTGACCGATTGGCGGGTTTGGTTCGCCATCGTGGCGCTGCTCGCGCTTGGCTACATCATTTGGGAGCGGAACGGTAAGCCAGACATCCGCGGCTTGATATCGAGCGGCGACTGACATGTGGGACCTTATCCTTGGCAGCCTCTGGGGCTGGATCGGAACGGCCGGCGTGATCGTCATCGCCTGCGTCGTGGTCGGCTGGCTGATCCCGCAGTCGCGGCCCTACGTCATCGCGCTGGGCGCCGCCGCCATCTGGACCGCCGGTGCCTTCACCAAGGGCTACGCTGCGCGTGGCCAAAAGGAACAGGAGCGCCGCGACGCTGCGGTCAAGAAGCTGGGAGGCGAATATGACCAGATCGAAAAGAATACCGATCCTGACCGCGCTCGCGGTCGCCTGCGCGACGGTTCTCTGTAGCTGCAACGAGCCGGTGTTCGACAAGCGCGGCTGCCCGCGACTGAAGGGCTACACCAAGGCCGAGATGGCGCAGGCGGCCGACGAGCTCGAAAAAGCCGGTCCGATGCTCAAGCGAATGATGAACGACTACGTCGACACGCGGGACATGATCCGCGCCTGTCGGGGCGAGAAGCGTTAAAGCACCGTGGGCGACTGGCTGTGGAGCAACCAGCCGCCCGACCACAACGAGAGACAGCACGGTCCCTCATCATGGCCGACGAACATTTGACCACTGACGTGGTTAACGGAATGTATCGCGCGCCACACAGCGAGGGCCGCCGCTATGGGGGTCTGGACGATGAACGCGAGGGAATTGACCGACAAGGCCGACAGTATTGCCGAAAATGCTTTTCTGAAGCTCATCGGCAGAATTGGAATGGCTTCGGCGTTCCCGGTGCTGGTTTTGGTCTCGACATGGGCCGGAAATACCCTGTGGGACATGAAGGCCGAGCAATCCAAACTTGCCGGTAAAGTCGACGTTCTGACCGAGCGCGTCAGCATGCAGATGGAAGACCGATACCGTAAGAGCGACGCGGATCGGGACCTCCGAACTCGCGACCAGAAAGATGCCGAACATGACCGGCGCCTTGATCGTCTCGATCAACGGATTGACCGCCTTGAAGGCCGTTCCGGGATGCAGGGGCCGCGGTAGGGCCTCTTTTGCACTGCACCACGCCAGGTTGAATCGGAGCCAGACTTCGTCGTATCATGTGACATGGGTCTGGCGTCAGCGTATCACAGATTTTTTCCGGAAAAACGGTTCGCGCACCTGCTGCGCGAGGAAGGGCGCCGCATCGTCGAAATGTCGACGTCCGGCCAAGCTCCTTTCCCGACCGAGTTGCAATCAAAGAACACGTCCGATGGCGCTGATCGCGGCGGTCAAATCGCACTCCAAACGCTGACGACCGTCCGTAACGGCAGCATCGAAAAGGTCTCGTTCGACGCGGCGCGCACTGAATGGCTTGCGCCGGTAAAGCGCGCGCTTGATCGGGTGCTCGAAAAGCAGGACGCGGCTTCGATCTATGAAGTCGGCTGCGGCCACGGCATCAACCTTGTGGCGCTCCGTCGCGCGTTCGGCGACAAACTCGAAATCGCAGGGTCGGACTTCTCAGCGCGCCGTATCGAAGAAGGGCGCAGGCACTTCGGCAACGAACTCGAGGTGGCGTCACTCGTGCAGCAATCTTTCAATGCCCCGGAATTCGGCTCGGGCAATGTGGGCTATGACGTTGTCATGTCGATGGGGGCAATCAGTTTTGCCGACAGCCCGAGCACCGTGATCAGCCGCATGTGCAAGATGGCGATGTCCTATGTCGTGCTGATCGAACCGCTGTGGGAATTCGCGATGCCGCACCAGCGGGCGTATCTGATCCGAGCCGGCCATTCGACAAAGATCATGCAGGGCGCGCGCGAGGCCGCCTTCCCGATTCTGGAGGCTGGGGCCTGCGCGATTTCGTTTTCGGTAAAGCACGCGGCCGGATTCGTTGTGCTCGACGTCAGGCGGTGAGGAGCTATGGACTGGACGATGATCTGGCTGCTGGCGACCGCTTTTGCTCTCGCGTTCGGCGCGCTGGGTTTGCTGTTCTGGCTGGCACACCGCCCGACTGATCAGGAGCGTGAGAGGGCGGCGGCCCGGCAAGACTTTCTCACGAAGCTGCACCAGGCCGAGAAGGACTTCGGCAATCCGTGGGGCGGCCACGGCTAAAGGGATTCCGGTGGACGTATCCGAGGGGGAGACCAATGTTTCCGGAGGAAGTCGTCAATTTTCTGATGTCGGACGAAGGCTTCTCGTTGCGAGAGGACATTACATCTTGGCTTGAGTGGCGCGGTGGGGACCATCCATGCGGCAAGCAGGAAGTGATCCAAGGGTTCGAGTCGTTGATGAAGTCCTTGCCGCCATTCCGCGCGCTCGTCGACTATCGGTTGGCAAGGGCCAAGGTTGTGGAGGGGCAACGGTTGCTGCCAAAGCTGGCGCGTCCCGACTCGCTGTTCATCGCAGCTCTATCGATTGGCCCGCGCTGCCGCATACAGCATGGTCATTCGACCTGGATCATGGGAACGATTGGCTCAGACTTCACCATCCGGCACAACTGCACGGTCGGAAAGCACCGCGGCCTGCCGACTATCGGCAACAATGTGGAGATGGGCACCGGATCGGTGGTCTACGGCAAGGTCACCATCGGCGACAACGTCAAGATCGCGCCGTGCGTCTCGGTCAATCGTGACATCCCAAGCGACTGCGTGGTGACGCCGGCGCCATTCGTGATCAAGCCGCGCAAGGCCGGTTGATCGGCTAGCTCTCGTCGGTCGGGGATTTTTCGCCCCAGCGAATGCCATCCCGAATGATCTTCGCAGGCACGCCGCTGGCGAGACAGTCCGGTGGGATGGCGTTTCGTACCAAGGAGCGAGGCTGAATCACCGAGCCTTGCCCGATGCTGGAGCCGCCCAGTAATGTCACGTTGTCGTCGATCCAAACGCGGTCGGCGATGACGATAGAGGCGGAGGGGTTCAGTCGCTCCCCGGTCTTGAGGTCAAAGATCGGATGCGAGTGCGACGTGCGGAACGCCACGTTCGTCTCCAAGAGACAGTCCTCCCCGATAACGACGCGGTCGTCCGGTTCGCCAAGGTTCATCCAAACGGCACCGTTGCTGCTTGTGCCGCGTCCGATCAGGACTGAGGTGCCGGCGCCCTTGAGGTGCATCGCCACAGTCAGGGCATTGGATCCCATGATCCTGACGTGCTGATTGTTCCGATAGAAAATGATGCGATTGACGCCGCGAAGTGTGACGTCGGGACCGAACTCGATTGAGCAGTTCTTGCCGCGGAATTCGATGATCGAAAGCGGCTCGCCGTTTGGCCTGGATCGAGGCACGATGGCGCTTCCGATTACGCTGTTATTGGTGCCCTTGTCGATGATCTTTGGTTGTTCTGACATCCCTAGCGCCTCTCCCTAGGTTGCCAGCCTCGCAAGTTTCTATCGCGAGTTCAAGCTTCACTCCGACCCTGGACCCATGATGTAATTTTCCACAACGTATTCGACGGCCTCCGCGCCGGCTGCTCTCGTTTGACCGGCTTGCATTCATGGTGGGCGTGCTCGGCCATTGTTGAGAACCGCCCGCGGCATTTCTTGCAGATCTATGCAGCCTTGTTTGTCATCGTCAAAGAACCTTATCGAGGCCATCGAGGATGGCGTTGAACTTCTCCACGGAATCGTAGTCGCACGTCACGTCACCGTCCACGGTCGTATATTCGATGCAGTACTTGCCGTGCCGTTCCATCTTCCACGAATGCACGGCTAGCAGCTTGGACCGCACGATGTACAAATGGAGCGTGCCGCCGATCCGTACCTTGATCGCGTCGTATTCGACCTGAACCGTGATGGGCGGTGCGCTCATTAGGCATGACCGCTCAACTGTTGGCGATCTTGAGCAAAACGTCGGCGTGGCAGGGCTGATCCAGAGCACAGAAGCAGGCGAGATTCTTTCCCCGCAGTTCCTTCCGCGCGGCCTCAATCGCGAAGGCCGGGATGAAAAGCTCGAAGCAGTGGACGGCGTCCGTGGCATCCATCGGGCAATCTTTCAGTCCTGGCATGTCGTCGCCGATCTTGAACGGATTGCCCCAGCGCCCCGGCCGCGTGACGCAGACCGTGTTGTCCGGCATCTTCCAGCCTTTGATGCGTTTGCGCTGAATTCGCTGCGGCATGGCGCTCATCTCTTGGGTGCGATCAGGTCGCGCTGCTTCTTGCGATAACGACGGCATTTGCGGAGTAGCCGGCGGCTTTCAGCCGGGTCGGTCCGAGCCAATGCGTCGCCCTCTCGGAGCAGCTTGTCGGCCTTGGCCTTTGCGGTTTCATACTTCATATCTGCCTCTTAGAGGGACTTGGTGATGCAGACCGTCTGCGTCTCGCTAGGCCATCTCAAGCCGTTCGTCGCGACGTACTTGGCGATCAGGATAGTCCGATCAGTTCGATCTGCACCACGAAGTCCCCCGATCATCTAAGTCTGATCAGTAGCCGCCATTGGCGCCAGCTTTCGTGGGGTCGCGCGACGGATCGTATGGTCGATCTGGGGGCAGTTCATCCGTCGGTTCGATTTCGGCCAAGCCGACAACAGCCGCTGCGGTCTGAATGTCGCCGATCATTTCGTCGGTGACCGTGATCTTGCCATCGTGCCCTTGGTCCCACGACCGGATCATGCGCTGGGAGAGCGTTGCTAGCCGCTCGGCAAGTTCGTCACGCTTTTCCTTGCTGGTGAATTTCAGTGGCATGTCATCCCTCCTTGATCGCCGATTGCCCATCAGCGCTCTACTCGCGCTGGATTTCCTCGGTTACGTCGGTGATCTTGACCTCGATGCCGAAGTCCTTCGGTGGGCCGTAGCCCTCGATGAAGCCGGTGAAGTTGTCATAGACCCCGCGGGCGTAGAGCTGCGCGAGGTGCTCGATGTGGTCCTCAACCGTGTTGAGCGGGTACATCACCCGCCGGAAGTCGGCCAGGAACTCCGGGGTGAATTTGGTCTCGTCAACTGTCACCTTGACGATGGACTGGACGGCTACGGTTCTGGTGGTCATGGCTGCTTCCTTCGTTCGCTTTCCGCTTTGGCCCGCTCCAAGACCGTGTGATCGCAACCCTCGACGCCGTTGCAAATCGGGCACGGGAGCAGGAACGCTGAAAATGGCGGCAGCGGTTTGTGCGAGAACGCGCCGCAGTTCGTCATCCGGCACTCGACACATTCGCAGCGCGGACCGTGTGACATTGGCATTTCAGTCTCCTTCGTGTGTTTCGCGGCGCAGATCGCTTATCACCGGGCGTAAAGGTCCCAAAGGTTGTCATACAGAACCGTCTCAAATTCAGGGTCTAGACGTTCTTGGGCCTGACACAGAGGCCGACCATCCAGACGACGGTTGTGGTCGCAGATCCCGAAGAATTGGCACCGTGCGCCGAAACACGCCCACGGGTTTACAATAGGGCACCGGTCCTGCGTCATGTTCCCTGCTCCTTGTTCGGTCTGTGGTCAGGTGTGGCCTCTGCGTCGGCAAAATACTCGACCCACTCCATGGCTTTGGCCTTTGCCAGATCTAGCTCCTCCTGGGTCCAGAGTTTGGATCGGCGGCACTCAGCCTTGTCGGCCTTCCGCTGAAGCTCCGATATCGGCTGCTGTTGCCGATGGACGTCGATGATCATCTGGCGCTCAATCGAATCCATGTGATCAATCCTCAGGTATGAACGCTCGATAGCAGGATCATGCTCGCATTTACGTACTTGCGCACACGCTCGGCGTCCTTCTCGGTTGGGTGCTTGATGCGCGATAGGTCTTGGTTGTCCTTGAGGTCGGCGAGCTTCACGATGCGGCCGATTGGGTCGAGCGAGCACCGGAAGATGAAGTCGAAATAATCCTCGCCGGGGCGCCGGGTCAGCGCGTCCAGGGCGTCACACACCGCGCCGGAAAACGGCTGCTCCTTAAGCTTGGCCAGGGGCCACTCAGGGCAATCCTCGGCAACATCGTGCAGCACCGCCGCGATCCGTTCGCGGTCGCCTTGGACGGCCATCATCACCCGGAGAGGGTGCAGGATATAGGGTGCGCCACCCCGGTCGGTCTGGCCATCGTGCGCCTCAGTCGCAATCTTGATGGCAAGCGATAGGTTGGATTTCATGGTTTCTCCTTGCTGGTGACAGCACACTCACCGTCAGCGATAGATCGCATGTAATCCCAACCGCCGTGCACCGAGAGCTTTTCGACGTTGGCTGAAGCCACGTTGCACATCTTCAGGCATTCAAGACATGGCACCTCGTCGGTGCACTTAGGATTGTCCTCGCCGCAATATGAGGCAAGGAGCAGGATGCTCTGTCGCTGTGTCATCGTCACCGCCACTCAGTCGGGATATAGCCGGCCAGGTGCAACACGGCGCCGTCCTCGCTAAGCCATGTGGAGCTATCTTTGTGCCAGTTCACCGGACAACCCCACATGGCCCGGCCGGTCCATGAGGTCACACCGTAAGGTCCAGCTTCGCCGCGGACTTCAATCGCGCGGTCTTTCGGTGCCGTCTCGATTGGTTTCCAGAATGCCATCTATTGCTCCATCGTGTGATGTCAGCGTGCAGTTGCTTTCCGAAGCAACGTCAAAAGCCAGTGCGCTCGAGCTTGCTCCGCAATGCCTACCAGGCGCTCCAGGCATTCTTCTTCGGTCTCGCCCTTCACCGCAGCCTCGGCGGCCAAGCAGTCTGAGCCGCGCAACTGCTGACGAAGTTCGTCGCCGGTTGGGAATGGCACCTTCATCGTTTGTTTTCCGTCGTTGACTGCTGAGGTGCGTCGTATCGCCGTTCGAATGACGCCATTTGCCGTCGCATCTCGTTATCCAGGTCCAAGCTGATCGCGTGCGCGAGACCGATCAGGTAGCAAGCCGTTCCGGCGATCTCCTCAGCAAGCTTGATCCGACTCGTCTTGTAGCCATCGCGCCATGCCTTCTTGACCACGTTCGCGGCTTCGCCGGCTTCACCAGCCATCGCGAGCGCCAGGAACCGAATGTCTTCTTCGGAACCAGCTTCGCCAACTTGCGGCGAGGATCGGCGCCAATGAACCTGCATCGCTAGCTTGGCCGTCTCCGGCGTAATGCACAGCGGACCCTGCGGTGTTGGCACGCAGGTGTGGCCCATGAAGCCGCCGGGTCCGTCGCGGTCGCACCAGTGGATGCGGTCGAGAGAGTGGCAAGGCCAATCCGTCATTTTCCGTGCTCCCTGATCGAACTACTGCTGACTGCGCCCTGCTGCGTCTTCTCGTCTCGGATTTCTTTCATGATCTCGGTAGCTTTCTCCTCGCCGAGGCAAGCCGACAGAAGAAACTCCACGAATTGCTCGTGTAGCTCCTTGTGGCGCAGGAAGGCTCTGAAGTGCTCGATCAAATCGCGGTTCGTGCGCATCTCAAGCTGGAGCTTGTCGTGCGCCTTGCGCCATCGCTCGGATTCTTGTCGCCATTGAACCATTGTGTCGCTGCCTACCTATCTACGTCACGTCCGTAGGGAACCGGGACGATTCTGGCCCCGCCGCACATCGGGCAACGTCCATCGGGACGTGTGCAGCTTCGGCCTTCGTTGCAATCCGAGCAGAAATACTTGCGCCCGCGCAGCAGCCGATCCGGCACCATGAATGTTTCACGGACGGCCTCGCGCTGCTTTTCAAACCTATTCCGCGTGTCACTCCAGTCCATTTCATCCCTCCCTGCAATCTCGCGCAGACGACACGTCACCGAGCCTCACGCAGCTTTCGGTGCGGCCCGGACCCAGGTTTTGGGGTTGGCGTTTTCGACCAGACGCCGGCCGCACGGGTCGCAGCAATCGAACTCGGCGCCCACCTTCGTCTGATCGTTGCTCTCGACCGTCACCCGGAATGAGTTCCGCTCGCCCCACGAACGGATTTCATCCCCGCATCCGTCGCAGAAGTACTTCTTTGCCATTTCATCCTCCTGTTGAACGCAGCCTAGCCAAGTGTGGTCCGCTCACGCGGTACCCATCCGAAAATTCGGTATCCTTCCATCCGCCAGTACATCAGCGGCATTCTGGGTATCGAATAACGCGCGCCAGGCCCGTACTTCTTCGCCTGCCATCCTCGCCAGCGCGGAGCGCGCTGCTGGAATGCCCGGCGCCTTGCGTTGATAACGCGAGCCCTCGACGGGTTTCTTTCCTTTTGGACTACTTGCCACATTGTGGGCTCCGTATCGTTCTGCGGCGGTCACTGATCTACTGGCGCGGTTGGCTCCCAGGGAAGCCAGTTCACGCAACCGAAATCCTCGGACGTTGTGATCTTCGCTCCGTGCGTTCTTGGATGGTGGAGCGGGAAGTCGATCCACATGCGAGGCTCAAGACCGAAAACGAAGTCTGTAGAGCATGTCCCCCATTTGCAGCTTTCGGCATTGTTGAGACCGTCTCCGCGATTCCAGCGGTGGCACGTTGCGCACGTGCGCTTGGCCTCGGCGTCCGAGATTAGGCCGAGTAGCTTGGCTTGGTAGAGGCGCGCAATACCAATTACGCGCTCCATGCGCGTGTGGTATCGTGCTCCGGCGCGGTTATAGCCTCGCGAGTAGCCGCGCCTTTCGTCTGCGCTCTGCACCACCGTGCTCTCCATCAGGACTTTGGTTCGAGCTGGAACACCACGTATCCACTTTCGAGCCCGTACTGCGGGCCTTGCAAAATCCAGCCGATTTCGAACTCCAAAGGCTCCGGCTCGGGATTGGCGTACATAAGACCACTCCCGGCCGGAGCGCATTTACGTAGGCGGACGATGTCGCCGCGTTGAAAGAAGCGATCATTCTTACGGACCTCAAAGCGCTTCTGACCGCTGGCGACTGCGTCCCATGCGGTTGGATGGGTTTTGAGGGTGTGAACGATCGGCTGGGCGGGGACTCGTCCGAACATGGTCATCCTCTCGTAAGGCCGACTAACAGGTCTGGGTTTTTGAAGTCAGTTTGCCCGGCGAGATAGTGCTTGCCGTCGCTACAGGCGATGAACAATTGGCCTTCGCCGTCCGCTTGAACGACGTGTTCGCCCGCGTTGAGACAGGTAAAGCCACTATCCGCAATCAACTTGTCGCTTGCGCGCATTTCACTCAGTTTCATGGCCGCCTCCGTTGGTTGAGCCAATCTCACGTTCTCAGAATCAATTCAGACCGCAACGACTTTTTGGAATCTGGGACGCACAGGGCGCATCACTGCTCAACTGGTTCTGGATCGCGTTTGCGAGCTTCCATCATGGCGTCAGCAAGCGAGTAGGCGGCTTCTGCGTTCCGCCGAACTCCATGATCGAACGACCCCTGCACATGCAGGTTTTGAAGAAGGCCGCAGAGCGCCTGCGCGGCGAACCAGTCCCGCAATGTCATTCCGGGCCATGCTTCGTGGAAGTTGGCGGGGATGGCGCCAGGAAATGCAGGGCCGCCAGCTTTTTCGATTTCTTCAGCCATCATGATCGATCACCTCTCCTGTGCGCCGCTCAGCACTCGTTCAGGGCAATTACGCACTTGTAGTGCAGGTGAGAGCCCCAATGACCGAAGTTGCGGTAGCGCTCGATTTTTCCTGAGGGGTTTTCAACGCAGCCGCGCCAACACCAAATCTCCGATTTGATCCACGCGCGCATCCGTGCGAAGCGGGTCTCAGGTGTTTCCCTGTGGCTGCCCATTTCATCGTTCATGTAGACGATCTCTTGCGCCATGGCGGGCGCAATCCCGAAGGCCGTCGCCACCTGATCGGGCTCGTGTGGGTCCAACTTGGACATGTCGATCCCGCGGGCCAGACCCACAGAGCCAATGGCGCATACAGCGCCCTCGTGCTCAAGGTCATCTGCGATCAGTTTCTTCTCCGGCAGAGCGTCGAGCGCCGCGATCATTTCGTTCAGGAATTCCTGACCGCGTCGGCCCTTCATCGCCTTGGTGACCGCGCCCCGCCAGCAGATCATCTGCCAGTTGTCATCGCAGTCGTCGGTATATCCAGATCGGCTCATCGTGCTTCCCCCGTTTTGCGACCGTGACGGCCCATCACCGTCATGCTGCAGCCGATTGGGCCTGAGGTTCGGGCTCGTTGAACGGCGCCCAAAGCTCCATCAGGTAATCGAAGCGCGGCTTCAGAAACTTGATGACCTCAGGCTCGTCGGCTCGGCACACCGAAACCTCAGACCATCGGTAAAGGCCCTTGCGCTGGCCCATCCAGAAGATCAGTAGCCGACCGTTGCGATAGTGTTCGTCGCCGTCGAACTTCCCGGCGTTGTGCTCTTCGCCCTCCAGCCAGTCGAAGCGAAACACGAGGTTCAAATCGAAATCCGCATCGGCATATGCGGCGATGAACTCAGCCCACGACTTGAATTCGTCGTCGACGCGCTCCCGGGCGTAATAGTTGCCCTCGTTGCAGTAGTAAGCGTGGTCAGCTTCCCAGAGGTGTTTCATTGCCTTTTCCTATGTTTTGCGTCGCACTCGCCGCGTCAGCGCGCTACTCCCACGAAAACTTGTGCTGCGACGCTGCGGCATCGAGCGCGG